CGTTAAGCCCTCCAGCAGGATTTTTACCCTCTTTTCGAGTCCAGGCAGCAGTCTTCATTTCTTCCTCGCCGCACGAATATTGTCAATCAGATTGGGATAAGGCCGACCAGCAGCCTTAGCCATCTTCTTGGCAGCAGCCTTCTTAGCTGGCGTCAAAGGCTTAGAAGCGCCCAGCGACTTAGGACGCTTCTTTTCCCAAACAGACTTTTCTTTCATAATTGTCCTTCGTGTATACTATTGCCATTACGCAATTTTATCACTATCGTTCATGAAAAACATCAGTTGTGCTTCCTGTGGAATTTCTTTCAAGCCAAGAAAATCTACAACAAAATGCTGTTCCAGGTCTTGTTCATCTCGTTATGTTGGCAGTCTTGTTGGAACTGAACGGGCAAAAAAAAGAAAAACAGGGCAGTTGATCACCTGTCAACATTGTTTGGTTAACTTTTACGTCCCCAAGTACAGAGTTGAATCAGCCAAATTTTGTTCTAGAAAATGTCTGGCTTTGGCTCATCCAGAAATTTCCTTAAAAGCGCGTCTGAACAGTCCAATCATGAGGCGAGCTGGAACAAGACAACCAAAAAAATACATTGTTATTTCAATCAATGGTAGGCAGGTTAGAGAACACCGTTATGTGATGGAAGTTCATCTTGGGCGTAAACTTGAATCATGGGAACAAGTTCATCACATTAACGGAGATCCAACTGACAACAGGATTGAAAATCTTCAAGTTTTGTCAAACTCAGATCATCAGCGATTAGAGCTTAGCTTTTTTTCTTGATTGATTTACCGGCAGATGATAAGGCAATTGCAACTGCTTGGCGAGGACTCTTTACGACAGGGCCACCTTTACCGGAGTGCAAAGTACCAGACTTGTATTCACGCATGACCTTGCTGATCTTCTTTTCGGCTTTGGTCTTTTTCATTTGCCTCTCCCCATCTTCTTCATCATCTTAGGAGCCTTGGGCATAGGCTTAGGCTTACCAACGGCAACCATGATTGCCACAGGCACACCCATCTTCTTGGAAGGCTTTTTAGCACTAGCCATCTTTGGAGCTTTTCCGTACATGATCAATCCTTAGTGATAGGCCCACCAGATTTCCAAGCATCACAAGTGCGGGCCGCTGCACAAGTGAATTGGAATAAGTCGCAGTATCCAAGGTCTGCTGCCGCTACGAATTCCTCGTCGTATGACAGTTCACCTTTATTCTCGTCTTTCTCAAGGCCACCTATGATGCACTGCATCATTTTTGGGCTTTGAACAAAAGCAGCACAATTCCCACACCGCATCCCTTTGATGGCAGTCGTCGGAGCGTTGTACATCTTAGCCTTCTTCAGCCAGAACGCCTCATTAGGCTCATTTGGGTTTGGAGGCCCATAACCGTAATCCGAGAAGGCATGATTACGGTTCTTGAGATTGATGTGGACGTCCTGTGTCGCAATGGGACACACGGCTCCAGAGAACATTCCTTTAGGCATTTGCTTTAGCCTTTACTTTGGGTGGACGACCCAACTTTTTCACAGGAGGAGTCATGGGCAATGCTCGATGCTCTTCCTTTGGCTCTGATTCGTCAATGCGAACATAGCCAGAGTGACCCTTCATGGACTCAATGTCGTGAGTGTAAGTAAAGGTCACAGTTTGACCGCTTGCCAAACAACGAAAGGTGGCCATTTAAGATCTCCATGAAAAACAGGGGGCTTGTGGCCCCCCGTCTTTTACACAGCGCGCCCGATAACGAGCGTAACAGTGGTTGATGCCAGATTCACAGATCCAGCGGTTGGGTTGTAGGTAACGATAGTCACCGTGTTAGCAGCAGAGACATATGCCCGTTTGACCAGGCCAGCCTCGCTGACACCATGAGAAAAACCAATCACCATGTCGCCCAAGGCAACGCCAGGAACAGTCACCGTATCGGTGTCAGTTGCACCAGCGCTAACCGAGCCAGCATCCAAAGTACATTGGACTTCCCAAGTATCCGAGAACAAGCCCCGGAATTGATCATTTCCTCGACGGGAAACGACAGCGGTAGCAGCAGCCATTTTAATCTCCTATAGAAAAAGATCCCTCCCCCCGAAGGGGAAGGGGCAACTGCAATTAGGCCGGGACAGCCAGGGCAAAAGCAGCGGAGGCGTCAGCAGCAGTACCAGTAGCATTGGTACGCAGGGCCTTCACACCGTAGATCGTGTCTGCGGTGAACAGGGTGCCCAGGTACTCTTGCTTGTACTGAGTCTGCGAGCGAATGCCCAACTGCTCAACCAGCACCATCGCGTCGCGATGACCCATCAGGCAGATACGGTCGGCGCCGCTGTTACCAGCGCCGGTGTCGGCGTTGGACGAAGCGAACACAGCGATACCGTACAACTGACCGATTTCACCGTTGCGGATGGCGTCACCGTTGCCGATGAACGCTTGCTCGGTGTAACGGGCCAGGCCCATCAGGGTGTTGCGGCTAGAAGGCGGGATCAGGAAGAAACGGCCATCCATAGGAATGTCGTTGTCGTCCAGACGCTGGATGGTGCGACGGATAGCCGCATCAGTCAGTGCCGCAGCGTTCGAGGTGCTGCTGTTATAGGCAGTGGTGCCATCAGAGCCAACATATGCCTTGGTGCTTGCAGCACTGGTGGCATAGTCGTTGGTGCCAATGGTAGCGCCGTTGAAAGCACGACCCAGTTGAACCAGGTCGGTATCAATGCGCTTAGCCAGCGCGTAACCAGCATCTTCCGTGTAGAAAGAACGCAGCGAGGTCAAGGCTTGCACCTCAACGATGTCCTCGATCAAGCGGCTGTACTCATAGTGCTTGTTGATGAGCACCTGAATGTTGGTGTCGCTCTCTGCAATCAGAGTAACGGCATCAGTAGCAGCTTTGGCCGAGGCATTGCCACGAGCAGGGGACGGGATGTTAACGGTGTCACCCTTTTTGCCACGGAAGGACATCTTCTTGACCACATTGGCCAAGACGAGGTTCTTTTTGTAGGCAGCGACAATCTCATCACTCCAGATTTCTGGAATGAAATTGGCCGCAGAGGTGGTGGTTACCGAATTGGTAGGGGAAAAGGCGGTGTTTGCCATGTTAAATCTCCAGAAAAAAGTTATTACCGGACTCGTCCTTCAGAGTACGCTTGCATAATCTCATCACTGAGACTCTCGTACCTTGCGGGATCTGTCATTTTCAGCCGAATGAGGTCTGCCCGCCGGTAGACTCTTTTGGAACTCTCGCCAGAGCCACCTACATCAACTTGCGCCGCTTTCATGTTCTTGACCCGTGTGGCGTCGCTTGTTCGCTCTGCCTGCTGGGCTTTAACACCGCGCAATTGCTTAAAAGTGGACAACAGTTCATTGGCCGAGTCATAGTCAAATTCAGCATCTGCTTTCGCGTAAAGCGCCAGACGCACGGATGAAGATTTCACCCAGTTCTGGAACTCTGAATCGCCCACGACTTGTGTGAAGTCGGGGTGCTCCTGCGACAGCTTTTGCTGAACCTGCATCCGCTTGAAGTCCATGCTGGCCTGTCGGGCCGCAAGAACGTCTGGATGCTTTTCAATGGTCGCCTGAACTGCTTTTTGAGGGTCTTGGAAAAAGTCAACCTCCGGTTCATCCTCGTGAACACGCTGTTGCTTAGAGCCGAGGTTTTGCTTGATTAACTCGTCACTCAGCTTGCGGATTTCGCCCACTTCTTGAGCTTGCTTGCCAATCAACTTTTCAGCTTCTTGGTGCATCCGCACGACTTCTTCCAAACTTTTGCCCCTGTATTTTTCAGGGAGTTCAGATTTCGCCTCTTCTGTTTCGAGTTCGCCTAGCGGCTCGGGTTCTTGGTCAATCAGCATAATTGGTTTCCTGCCAAAACGGTTGTAGGAGATTCAACTCGGCCCTGTGGCTTATGAGTTGGCTTTGCGCTCTGCATTCAACTTCTCAACGTGTCTGTGCTCAAACCGCCCGTGGGCAGATGGAAAAGAGCCAGACCAGCCTTCCAAGTTAAATTTGGGTGCGCTTATGACGCGGCTGGCTGTACCACCGCATCCACACTGCACCTCAGTCGTCTCATAACCGACTAAAGCCTCAGTGCGTTGCCCGCATACGCAGGCAAATTCATAAATTCTTTTCACTTGTTAGATCCTCATACGCATCTTCGCTGACCTTTTTCAAGGTTTTTAGCCAGATCAGGATGGAAATCTCGCCTTTACGAAATTGTAGACTTTTTTCGTCCGCAATGGTAGAGACATTGTTCATTGCGGCGAGCATGTTGTCAACATCCTCCATCATGGCAATCCAGCCAGGATGAATGAAGAGATCAAAACGGTCTTCGTAGTATTTTTGCAGTTCTGGGGTCATCAGTTCCCTCTTTTTGTGAGCATGGCGCTGGCGATCTCCAGCATGAACTTGGTCTGCTCAAGGTTTTTAGGCTGTTCCATCCAACCCGCCGTAACTTGCCCAACAAATCGATGCGAATCGGGCGGCACACTGACGCGGCAAGTGTAAGTCACGCCTTTTTCCAGATACCAAAGTCCAACTTCAGACTGCGCGTAACGGTATTCACCGCACGGGATCTCGTTGGTCATCAACTTGACCACATCGGCATTGTTCGAGGCGTTGTGGGTAAATAGACCGACGTCTATGTTCTCAATGGTCTTGTCACGCCCGTCTTTGGTATAGGCTTTGTACAGCGTGCGAGAGTTAAACAGCGGGTTGACCTTGAAGATCGCCACAACCGTAGCGCCTGTCTGCTTAAAAAGCATCGTCGCAGCGTCGTCGGCTCTGTCTGTCCGTATTTCCGGCAGCTTTTGTGATTCTTTGTAGGCGTCACGAATGAAGTCTTGGCTTTCATACAAAGCAAACCCAGCAAAAGCAAAGACTGCCATCAGGATCACAGCAAACAGCTTGAACGGCGAGTCAACGTACCCGAGAACTTTGTCAACGATTGTCTCGGGCTTTTCACTCATTTCATCTGCCCCGAGATCAATTGCATGACCACCCACACAATCACGCCAATTGAGACAAGCGCAACAGTGCCGCCGCCAACCAGTATCATCAACTCTTCAATTTCGGCTTGCCGCCTCTTGGCCGCTTCCTTCTTGCGCCTTGCGTCATGCGCGGCGTCAATCTCCATCTGCTTTGCTCTGGCCGTAATTCTGGCCCAGACGTCCATCTTGTTGCTCTGGAAGAAAAGCATCTTGATCTGCTCTTCAAACTCCCTTGCCGACTCCAGCGCCATCTCTAGCTCAAGCGCTTTGCCTAGCGTAGACCCTTTAAACCCGCCAGCCTTGGCCTGCTTGACCACCTCAATGGCCTGCTCCTTAGCGTCAAAGTACTTGCCCAGCACCGGCCCAAGGGACGCAACATCGTCCACTGTCTTCGACACCTTTTTTACAAGGGCAACAGCAGACGATATGGCAGATAGGGCGGTGATGGGATCTATCACGTCAGCCTCCCCTGAAATGATTTCCAATCCATGCTACAGCAGCGCCAACAGAGGAGGCAATGGTCATCCCCATCCAGAAGCCACCTTTGCCTTTATTAGCCAAAGCCAAAAGCTCCTCGATCTGGCGCTCCATCTTGTCTACTTTCTTGTCCATAGACTGTACGCGCTCCCATAGAACGCCATATCTAACTGGATCAATTTCACCAATTTCCATTACTCCTCTCCAGTAATTTCTGGCGCTTGCTCCTCAATCCACACCTGTCGCCACACGCCATCAATTAGTTGCGGCTCCTGCTCAACGGCCACCATTCCAGGTGTGCGCGGCATAGGAGTAGGCAGGACAAGAGGAATCCCAGCCTCTTGCAGAGCTTGTACATTGACATTGGCAGGAACGCTGCCATCATGATTGAGAAGGAACTGTTTTGGCATAGTCAGAAGAATGTGATTACGCGAACATAACCGTTGCCGCCATTGCCGCCAGCGCCAGAGTTGACGCCGTGACCTGCGCCGCCCCCACCACCACCGCCGCCGGGATAGCCTCCGTTGCCGCCAGCGCCTGCTGTGGTTGTGCCTGAGCCACCACCGCCGCCACCATCACCGCCTACAAAGTATGTGGTTGCGTTATTGCCGTTACCGCCATTGCCGTTAGTACTGCCAGCCGTGCCTCCTCCAGTTGAGTTCGAGGGAGTATTTTCATAAGCTGATCCGCCTTTGCCACCGGCTGCGGCTGCAATTGCAGCTGTAGAGCCAGCAGCAAAACCAGCTGCTCCAGCGCCACCGCCACCTCTGTACCCGCCACGGGCACCAGAGGTGGCGCCACCAGCACCCCCACCGCCGCCGTTACTTGTGTATCCTGTGGAACTTGATGTAATACCATCCGCACCACCACCGCCACCAGTTCCAGAATTTCCAGTGGTTGTCGAGCCGCCGCCTCCAAGACCGCCACTTCTTGCTAATCCCCAAGAGCCAAAAGATGAGTTGCCGCCACCAGTCGAATTATTGCCGTTAGTGTCATCGACAGTTTGAGCCGCGCCGCCAGTTGCGCCAGCGCCGACAGTCACAGTTTCAGTGCCACCAAGTGCAGCAGCAGGAATCCACAATTCTGACCTACCGCCAGCACCTCCACCACCGCCACCAAAAGCAGCGGTTCCCGGTGAAGCCAATGCTCTACGTCGGCCAGAACCACCGCCGCCACCACCACCAAACATCAGCACATAAACCAGCTTTGCCCCTGTTGGCTTAGTCCATGTTGAAGTACCTGTGCTGGTGAACTCTTGGATGTCTGCGGAGGAGATGCCACCACCAGATGCAGCCCATGCAACACCAGCAGCAGCAGAAGAATCAGCAGTCAGAACATATCCATTCGTACCAGCACCAACACGAACATTGTCTGTGCCGTTGTGAGCAATCAGATCGCCCTTACTGGTTGTTGGTGCAAGAGCATCAAACGCTGCTGTCTGGGTGGTTTGACCTGTGCCACCATTAGCAATGGCAAGCGTCCCCGCAAGCGTAATGACGCCACTAGTAGTAACTGGACCGCCGCTAGTGGTCAGTCCAGTAGTGCCACCAGAAACATCTACTGATGTAACAGCCCCAGATCCGCCGCCAGAGACATTGACCGTCACGCTGTCGCCAGATGCCGTGGCGGTGACACCAGTACCAGTGAAGTTGATGTTGCGAACGCCCGAAGTGATGGTCGAGCCTTCGTCTTGGATCGCCACCGTGGAGTTCGTTGACATCGTGACCTTGATCTTTTCTGCAAGATCAGGCGATACAACCTCTCCAACATTTATCTCACGGCCAGTAGACAGCGTGATGATCAGACTGCCATCAAAGTCAATCTTAGCGTCCGTTACAGAGACACCATCTTTACCATCTTTTCCGTCTTTACCATCTCGCCCATTACGGCCATCTACGCCATCACGACCAGGCGCTCCATCAATACCGCGCTCACCCTGATCTCCTTTAGGACCGCGCTCAGGAATGATGGAACGAGCGTAATCAAGCTGTACCTGAACGTCTTGCTTGATCTTTTTGATTTCGTCAATAATCAACTGGACGTTGAACTTGACTCGTTCTTCCTTCTTTGCCTTCATCTCCTGCAAAGAGGCTTCGACTTGAGACAAAGCGGCTAACTTCTCCTCATAGGAGATGTCACCAGACTCTATCTTCCTGAGTAGATCTTTGACGTTAGGCATTTTGCTTCAGACCGTTGGTCAGCTCTGTCAAGAAGTCTTCTTCTGTCTTTGCTGCTGCCGATAATTTGTCGGTCATCTGAAGCTCTACGATCTTAGTTTTGTTCTTGATGTCAGCCTCTTTGAGCATCAACTCAGCGATCTTGACCCGCTTATCGAACTCGCTGGCCTCCTGGCCCTGCGGCAAGTTCTTGGTCGTGGCCGTGATCACCTTGGCCTGCACCTCTTGCGGCATCAACTGAGCCTCGGTCAGCAGCTTCTGAGCCTCTGCTCTGTTCTGCTCGGCCTGTGTGGTCTGCACAGCAATCTGAGCCTGAGCCGCTTGCAGCGCCAATTGCTGCTGCGCCTGCGCGATCTGTTGGGCTTGCGGGTCTGGCTGACTCATCTGATCGAGCGCCGAGATCAACTCGTACCTGTTACTCAAGCTAGAGTTGTTCAAGATGCCTTTGAGGATCAACGGCAATACTGGTGTGTTTGGCCCGAGTGTCTGCAAGAGACCAATGAATTGCTGCTGCTCGTACTCACGGGCGATGATGCCCAGCGTGGCCGTCGGAATGAACTTCATGTCCACCGACGGATAGCGCTCTGGGTCGAACTGCATATACCTGAACGCCGCCTTCTGGATGAAGGGGATCAGGAAGTCCTCTTGGAAATTGACTAGCGTGCGCTTGTACTTCTTGATGATCGTGGCCACCGCCATCGACATACCCGCACCATCTCTGGCCGCTTGGCTGACCATGCCTTGGCTATCGAGCGTGCCGGTTGATTGCAGCAGCATCCGCTCGAACTCTTTGGCCGTATTGAGGTTGTTCGGGCTTGTCTCACCAAACTTAAACGGGAACAAAATCTCGGCTGGGTTGCCGTTGACCATGAACGCCTTGCCCGGCTTGACCTCAAAGCGAGCGCCCCTGGGCAGCCGCGTGGCGTCCATGCCCATCATGGGAGAAGTCGTCAGCGCCAGAGAGTCCAAATGGCTTCTGACCTGAGCGTCAATCGCTTTTTGCATGTTGTAGGACTTCTCCACCGTACCCCGTCCTAGCAGTCGGTTGGGCACCGTGTCGTCCTGATAAGACAGGATGGGCCTGTCCTTCATCATGTACGGATTTTCTTCAGCCTTGAGCAGCATTGAGCCGTTGGCGATCACCACAATGGCCTCAACCATGTTGGTGTAGTCTTCAGCCGCTGAGTCGTCAGGGAACAACTCAACCACTTCGCTGTCTTCTTCGGTCAAATACTCCTTGGGCACCAGACCGTAGTAGGTCAGTAGACGCACCTTCTCGTCTTGGTACTGGCTTACTTCCTGCGTAGGCTCAAGGTCTGTGTCTTCATACGTCGGAGTAATGTTGACCTTGCGGTAAATACCCTTTTCAATGCCCTCTACCACCTTGTGGATGGAGACATACTTCTCAACCGCCACGCCCATGCAGTCGTCAATGCTGGTGCCGTTGGGGTCAAACAAGAAGTTCTTAGGATTGACTGGGTTTATCCTGACGGCGACGCGGTTTTTCTCCACAACGCCGATGGCCGCTTGCTGCGGCTGACCGGGAATGCGCTGGGTGGCTGGCTCGAAGACCTTTTCGGTCTTAACAAAAATCTCTCCGATGCCCGTCCCATAGATTTCAGCCATCAGTTCGATCTGATCGATAGACTTGCGGATTTTGTCCTGCTTGAAGTCCTCCATCAGTTGCGCTTTGAGCATCTGAACGTCGAGCGGATTGCCATCAACATCCCTCAAATCGTCTTGGATGTCGAAAAACTCGCCCTGGCCGAAGATGGCCTCCATGATCTCAGCGTGCCGCGTCTCGACTGCCTGCTGCGTGGCGGGCGTCACAATGCGGCTGCGTTCGCTTTCGCGGGTTTTGTCTTCCGAAGCCCACTCGCCACGGAAAATACGCTCATATTCTAGCCAAGAATCAAGAAAGTTCGTGTCCCTGTATGTGCGCCAGCGGTCGCAGTGATCGACAACGAAAGCGGTTAGCTCTTTATCGTTCTCTGATGGTTCATCGAACTCGTTTTGATCCATATCAGACCCCCGAAATCACATCCAACGGCTCCCACTCATCGCTGTCTTCTTGCTCGAAGTAGCTAGTCACCGCCAGTTGGTCGATGTAGCTTAAGGCGTCGGGCAGATCGTCATGCACACCTTGCGACGGGAACATCAGTAGCTGGTCTACAAACACGTCCCAGTCTTCCTCGCTATTGAGCACAATTCTGCCGTGTTCAAACCGGCCCTGCAAGGACCACACGATTCTATCTGTTTTCTTGCGGTTGCCATGCGTTAGATCAACAATGTGCGAAAAGACATTGTTTTTTCTCATCAAATCGCTCAAATACGGCAAAACGGCGTTTTTCAACGACCCCCTCTCGATTCCGACGCTCAACGGTCTGTAGTCGCGCATGGCAACAATGATCTTTGCCGCCGTTTCCCGTATGTCCCAGCGGCCATGAATGATCTCTTTAACAAACCATTTCCCATCATCGGTGACTTTGACAATTGCAATAGCAGACTCATCTAAGCGTTTTTTGGAGTTTGCGGCTTGTTTAGCAACCTCCTCAAAGCCAGCCAGATCGACGGCCACGAAGTACGAGCCATACTGCGGTTCTTCCCCGTACTTGATCCATTCCTCTTTGAAGACATCGGAGCCAGCATTGGAGAAGCTGGCCATGTATTCCTGTTTGAAGGCAAAGCTGGACAGGGTTTTCTTGGCTGACTCGATCTCATCTGGGTCGATCAGCGGATTGTCCTTAGTGGTGAAGTGCCAAGACTTCCAATCCTTATCGTCGCCCTCTTGTCCCAGCTTGTACAGATCGTAGAACCAGTTTCTGCCTTTGGGCGTACCGATGAAGATAGCCTTGCCCTTCTTGTCCGACAGGGAGGCTCGGATAACCTGTTCCCAGGCTTGAGGCTTGATGTCGGCAACCTCGTCCAGCACGGCAAAGGTGAGCGACACACCGCGCAGGGTATCTGGCCGATCAGCACCTCGGACGTAGATCCTGGCGCCGTTGATCAGGGTGATGTCTAGGTTGTTGACGTTGCTGGTCTGGATGACCTCCCGCCCCAGTTCCAGCAAGAGATCCCAGACAATCTGACGGGACTGACCCATAGTGGGGCTGACGTACAGCACGGCAGAACCCTGTGGACATCTAAGCCCCTCGATGATCAGCATGGTTGCTGCGAGTCGAGACTTCCCACACCTACGGCCAGCAGCGATTACCTTAAACCTGGTTGGGTCTGTATAGACATCTTGCTGCCAGGGCAGGAGAGAGAAGTTCAGATCACTCATCGTCTGGCTTGAAATTGATGATCTCAGACGGACAGATCGTAATCTTGTCGGCACTAGAGTATTCGGGGTACTCTGCCATTAGCGCCTTCACAGCGTAGTGAACATTCTTAGCGCTGACCAAGACCTGCTTAGTTTCCAGGTGGCTTTGCTTATGCAGTGTGATCAGCCAGTTCATTTGGGTTCAACGTCCTCAATATCTTGGTCATCAACGATCTGATCTTGTTTCACCTCGACACCGATGCCAGAGATGGTGATGTTGACAGCATTGCGCTGGGCAGAGGTCTTCTCAAACAAGCTGACAGGCAAAGCACGTTCCATGCACAGTTTCAAAGCGGCCATCTGCATAGGATGATCGTCATTCAAGGCAATGTCAATCACCTTCTTGACTACAGCCTCACCCTTGCCTTCAACCAGCATCTTCTTAAGTTCCTTGACCCTCTGGAACTCAGTCTTTGGCAAAACAGCAGGTACTCTATACACCATCAGTTCATTGTATAGGAAACTAGCGTCTAGCTGTCAATAACAAGTCTTGATAAAATTACCCTACTTGTTCGCACCAAGTAAAGCCTTTTAGAAGTGGTATAGCCGGCGAGACTACTCGCTGGGTGCGACTATGCCACCCCTAAAGGGCTTTTTTCATGGCGATTTACAGCAAAGCAGGCATGAGGGCTGTTAAGTCCATGCGTAAAAAACGAGCAGAAAAGGCTAAGAAAAAGCTGGAGCAGATGGCACTAAGCAGCCAAGTGATCAAGGATCTTATCCAGAAGAAGGCATCCCAAATTGGATATGCCATAGCCAAGAAAAGCCAACCTAAGCCTCGTCCGGTATTTCAGCCAATCCCAGCCTACAGAACTGGCATGGGGGCGCTTTTTTACAAGACCAGGGAATGGCGCGAACTCAGGTACAGCGTTCTTGTAAAGCTGGGCAAGAAATGTCAATGCTGTGGAGAAGTTGGTGGTTATATTCACGTTGACCACATCAAGCCACGATCACTGTTTCCAGAGCTAGAGCTGGACGAGAGTAACTTGCAAGTGCTATGTGAAGCGTGTAACATGGGCAAGTCGAACAAGGATTCGACTGACTGGCGTTAAGAGTCAAAGGGATGTCGGGTGTGGCAGTCGCACCCTTAAAGGCATAAGATATACGGAAGCCCCAACTGCGAAGAGCAGTAAACAACCTCACCAGGAAGACAGGGGCGGTGACTACAAGATGGTACGCATTGAGGAACACCCTCAGTAATACGGCCTGATGTCACCTCTGGACTAACTCCCCAGAACCGCTAAACGACACCCACCACCTAGTCAGTGGATTCTCAAGACCATGAGAATTGCTACGACTGCCTTCGTACGTCTGTACGTTTCTGGCTATACAAATCAACCAATTCCCACCACGCGCACAACATCGCGTATAGGTCAAATTTGACTTTTTCGGCGGGAGTGGGGTACCCGCAAATTTTTCACCACGACACCGCACCCTCCCCCCCCCTACTAACCCTAACAGTGTTATCGAGCACAGGGTAAACCCTAATAGGGTTAACGATAGTAGGGTTATCCCTGATGCTGATGTTGCATAGGGTTATGCGGGATATGCATTGTTTCACCTATGAATCAGCGAGGGTGAGGGAAGAGGATGGTGCTTTTCCTTGGGACTTGCGGTGCATCCTGGGCCTGTCTGTTCCACGTGAAACATTGCCACAGAAACTGGCCTTGATGGGGTTGATCGATACCCACAGCGACAGGCACTCATTGAACCCCACGGTCAGATCTCCATCACCAGCTGCTAGTAGTATTGCGCGTTGTTCGTCTGTCAGCACGCGGGTGAAATTGACAGTGTCCTGACGGCATGGTCTAGCCATTAGTCCTCGCTCACATTGTTGATTGTTCAGGCTGCTGATTCTAAGGGTTTCCCCTAGTGGTTTATTAGGGTTTGTCCCTATTCCCTGGCGTATAGAAGCCTATACAATACTAGTCATGCCCTAGCACATCGCACAAGGGTCTATTAAGGAACCATCATGAATGCATTCATCAAAACCACGGCAGGCCTTCACAAAATCTATCGGTCTGGCAATGATTGGAAGATCGTTTTCCCGGACGGGTCGGAAAGATGGCGGTCTGTCTGGCCTGATCATGCAAAAGCATCATTAGTCCAGGCCTTGCGTCTGATTCCGAATGCCGATCATCTGGATCTGCATATCGTTGACCTTTACAAACAATCTTGATTGGAGACATCATGCCAGGATTTGATCATTCACACATGTTCGATATCGTTGAATCAAAACGATGGGTCAATGATGAAGGTCGCACAGCATCTGTTACGGGGTCTGTCCCTTGGACATCAGACGCAGATCGGTCTAACTGGAGAATTCAGGTTGTCGGTTACACAGTCCAGCATAAAAAGACAGGGACTATCGGCATTGGCCGTCAACCTTGGTCGACACTTGAAGACGCTGAAAATTGGTTGTATGGTCGTTAATTGACAGCCTACCCTGTAGCATCCTCCGGGTGCTATGGGGTGCGCTGTTGCACTAATGCCCTTCGGGGTCTTTTTGGAGCATTTAGCATGAAAAATCCGCGTTATATCCCTTCCGGTTATACCCTTTACGCCAAAGACGAGCGCTTCGGGTTCGAGGTTTACGCCAGCACAAGCCCGCGCATTGTTGCAATGGCCTTCGGCGGTAAGCGCTCTAAGCC